CTTAATTCCTTGATATCAAGAGTGGAGAAAGGGATCGCAAACTTCTTAGGTTTTCCCTACAATGAATCCTTGCTTTCGCCTACACTTGAATCAACGACATATACTTTTTATGTTGATGCACCAATTCACTCTGATGTTTATACTCTTCAATTACCAATCTCACCAGTAACAAGCATTACAAGTATTCATGCCGATGGAAACCGTGAATATGGTAGTGATACTTTGGTGGATTCTTCTACTTATGATCTTGATCAAAAGTATGGAAGAGTGATTCTTAAACCACAATCAGTCACCCGATATTTTGTGTCATCTTATCGAGGAAACAAAGTGGTTTGTACAGCTGGGTTTGCAACTGCACCTTCCGATCTGGAACATGCAATTTGTATCCTGGCATCAATGGCACAACGAAATAAAACAAATCAAGGAAAAGAATCTTTGACTTCAAGAAACGGTTCAATCAAACTTACTCCAAAAAATATGCCTTTAGAGGTCAAGGAGTATCTTTGGCCATATCGATCACCAACTGCAATTCTTTAAGGTGGTCCATGAAGCTAAAAGATTTTATTAAAAGACTTTTTAAAAGATCAGATCGTCTAGATGATGAGTTACACAAAAAGTTAGCATTTATTTCAAGACGCTTACAAGATCGCGCCAAGTTAAATGCAACAATCGATCCAAGAAAAAGAACTGGTAGGTTATACGATTCAATAACTGCTAAGGCTAAGAAATCGGAAAATGGAACAAGTATAACTTTGATGGCTGGATCTGCATCCGTCAATTACGCTGGTTATGTTGAGTTTGGAACTTCAAGAATGTACCCAAGATTATATCTATCAAGAGCACGTGAACAAGTGGAAGAAACACTTCCAGATGAATTGAGAAGATTGGCTTCTATTTATTTGAGGACTATTTAACATGGCTGATAGTCGAATAGTAAAGATCCACAAAAAGATAGCCGAGTTGGTATCCGTCAATTTTGCTGGTGGTCATTCCGGTCTTGACTTCTCCAATCGTGGATTCAGATTTGTACAACTTGACAACATCATGATTCCTTCAGTTGGAATCAAGTTTGTTGATAGTCTTGAAGAAAACACAAATGTTACTCTTGGTCGTTATCGTGGAACTGCAATATTTGAAGTTTATGCTTTTTGTGGTGGAACTACCAATGAAGCAAGAACCGATAGTGCTCTGAATGCTTGTTCAGATATGATCAAAGCCATAACTGCAAACCGTCAATTAAGTTTGGGAACAGATGTCGATGATGTCATGTGTGATTTTATGTCAATCGATGGTGATGTTCTTGGAGTTGATGGTGTTGGCATTGGCTATATACGTGTTAAAGTGTTTTATCAATCAGATGATGGAGCATAGAAATGACTTGGTATTCAGAAAGTTGGAAAAGAAGATATCCCATAACAGTCAATGTTCTTGGTGGTGCTGAAACATCAGGAAGTCATGATGTTGAAGTCGTGTTTCCTTCTGATTGGGATGAATTTTGGGAAAATATTCGTTCAGATGGTTTTGATATTATATTGACTGATTCAATGGGTACGCTTCAAACCTTTAGAAGAACAACCTTCAACTTTGCCAACCGACAACTAACGTTAGCTGGTGATTCTGTAACATTCGCAAACCAGAATAGCATGAATCTTGTTTATGTCTATTTTAACAATCCAGATCAAGCAAGTGATCTGCAAAGTGCATTTGCTCCAAGTTCAGCAAAAACCGGAAAAATATATCTTAATGCTCCAGCCAACAGAATAGTAACACAACCAAGCCAGAGAACGGGAACAACAACCCCAAACTTTGTCTTTCAGAAAACCGCAGATGATGAAGTATATATCTGGTTCAGAGTTGCTTCTTTGTTGGGTTCAAGAATAGCACCTTACAACGATAAACTTGATTTTGAATCTCTTGATTATGTTAAGATTCAATCACTTGATACAAGTGGAACAAATGACACTGGAAGATATAGTGATGCTTTGACTGTTTTTGTTCCTGGCTATGTTGGCGTAAATGTCAAAGCAGGAAACAACAATACTGACTATACTGTGGTTTGTGAAATTAGAACAGTAGCAACTGGACCCTTTAACCAAACAATAAGCCTTCGGTGTTTGTTGCAAATTAGAAATCTTTTACCAGTTTAAGGAGAATAAAAAATGCCTATACAATTTGGAAGAAATGCTTTTGTTAATGTAAGCAATACACCAGAATCAACTTATGGATCTGTAAGTGGTGCAACTTATAACGTATACAACAGAATCTTTTCTTGTTCATTACAGAAAACACAAACCAGAGAACAAGTAACACACTTGTCGACTTCCAATGGTGCTTTCAGTCGTGCACAGTTTGCAGTTCAAACTGAAGTTTCTGGAACGGTAGAAATGCCTTTGATGTATGAAGGATCAGGTGTTTGGTTAAAATATGCACTTGGCGATTCTGCTACAACTGGAGCAGGACCATACAACCATGCTTACAACCCAAACACTACAAACCTTGCTTCTTTTTGTATGAAGTTTCAAAGGGGTACTGGTGGAATGGAGTTGTTCAAAGGTTTAATGGTTTCCACAATGACCATATCTTGTGCAGCCGGTGAAGAAGCCCGGTTGAGTTGTGATCTGATTGGTCAAGATTCAGATGCAAGAGCCGGATCAATATCTCCTACTTTTGGAACAGGTGCTCAAGTATTACACAATCAAGCCGATTCAACCGCTTTGAGATATACTCCAGATGGCGGATCTCTTGAACAATACACACTCCGATCTTTTGAGTTTACACTTGATAACAAACTTGAAGATAGAAGAACACTTGGATCATTGTTGACTTCTTCTCCTGCGGTTACTGATATCCGTGATGTTACTATATCTTGTGTAGCCGATCTTGAAGATGAAGCAATCTACAACCATCAACTTGATGGAACATCTGGAACACTCCAAATTCATTTTCAAAGTGGTGCAGATGAATTAACAATCACTTTGTACAATGCTGTTTGTATGGAGTACAGTGATGAAGTTAATTCAGTTGGTAGGTTGGAAAGATCTTTCACCTTTAAAGGCTTGGCTGATTCAACTGGATCGGGTGAAGCATGTAAGATTGAAGTTGTGAATGGTGATTCCTCTGCGGTAAGCAACTAACAAAATAGTAATACATACCAAAGAAATAAATAAATTAATAAGAATATTTTGATATTTATTTTTCTATAACTTATGTTCCTTTTATGAGTGAGATCTAAATGAAAGACATACTACAAAAAATCATAACTAATTCAAGATGGACATATCCGATTTTTGATGGTCAAATAATCATTGAGGGTCGGATTTTATCACCACAAGAAGCTGAGATCTGTGGGTTGAGTTCTGCATTGATAGCCAAGTCAATCATGAGTGAACAACATCTTAGAGACTTGGCCCGACTACAAACAAAAGAAGAACCAAAAGAAGAAGATGATTTTGATGAGGTCATGAGACTTCTTCAAGGGTTTGATGCTGATAAGATTTTGGAGATGGCTGAAAGTCAAGATAAGATTCTTGTCAACTGTGTAAGAAGAGCATCAACTGACCAGGGAGTAAAGTGGCAAGACTTCAGATTGGTTCTGGATGAGTCAAAACAATCAGCCGTTCAAAATCGTTTGTGGATTGGTATGCTACCAGACAAAGACAGAAAAGCAATGATCGATCTTTGTATGCAAGGTCACAAGAAAGCAGATGAAGCAATTAGGAGGTCACTTTGAAGCGGATAAAGAAATGTTTCAAATCTATAATTCTCTTTCAAGGGCTTATAGTTGTTTACCTTCTGATCTGCTTGGGTTAAGTTGGCATCAGCTACTTTTCAATCTTCAATGTTTGCAAGTAAGATCTGATAGTCTACAAAAGATGATGAAGCAAAGTAACCGAAAAAAGGCTATGTTGTTTCCAGTTATATCAATGACTGATCTTGTTGATATTTTGTAAGGTGTAAAGATGGCTAATGTTGTTGAATATGTTCTAAAGATAACCGGTGGAAAATCACCTGAAAATATTAAAAAGATAGCCAAACAATTAAAGACCACTTTGAAAGATCTGAAAAAGTTTGGTAAGCAATCGACAAAGACTTTTAATGATTTCAGAAAGAACTCCAAGAAAGCCAGTGAAGCAATCAAGGGAATGCAAGGAGCATTTACAAAATTATCAATTGGTATCGGTGGAACAACCGCAGCCTTCATCGGAATGAATAAAGTGATTGCTGATTCAATCAATGAGATTGTTGATGCTTCAACCAGATCAGGAATTGCAACTGAAACACTTTCAGGTTTAAGGCTTGCAGCCGAGGGAAGTGGGAAGTCTTTTGCGGATCTGGAACAAGGTCTAGATTCATTTAGTAAGAAGATGCTTGATGCTACAAAGGGAACAGGTGAATCTGCAAAGATGTTTTCCACTTTGGGTATTTCGATAAAAAACCAATCTGGAGAACTAAGAGATTCAAACAGTGTCTTCACTGAGACAATAAAAAAGCTTTCAACAATGGAAAACCAAACTGAAAGAAACGCTTTGGTTATGAAATTGTTCGGTCGCTCTGGTCGTGCCTTAATTCAATCTGGAGCAATAGAGGACTTGGATTCTTTTATTGGTAAAGCCAAAGAACTTGGCCCAGCACTTGATGAAAATGGAATTCAAAAGGCTGCGGAATTCCAAAGAGGAATGGCTGATTTTAAAATCGCATCGATCGGAGCACTTCAAACAATCGCAGAAGGCATAACCGGGGAAAAGGGACTTGGTCCTTCTTTGTCTTCTTTGGCTGAGGATCTTAATAATTTCGCTGGTGGGTTTAAAATTTTCTTTCAAGGTTTGCATGATGCCTTTGGTGGCTTGTTGATATTTCTTGATGACTTGAAAGGTGAACTTGAAGGAGTTGAAGCCGTTATCATGAGAACATTCTCTGTTCTTCCAATTGAGAAGTTTCTCTCTGGTTCAGTTGCTGGGTTTGGTGGTGGTGCCTTTCAACAAAGAGTTGCAGATCCATCTTTGCAAGGTATAAGTCCGGACTTTTTAGAGAAGGCCAAACAATTTGAACAACAACTAACAGATAACCAAGAGAAAGGAATCAAGACCAGAGAAGAAAGGATCAAAGAAGGGGAAAAGACAAAGTTAGCAATATACAAAGAAACACTGAAAAGAAGACAAGAGCAGATCGCAAAAGGTGATGTAAAAGATTTTCAGGCAATCAATACACAAATACTTCAACTAAGATCCTCCGCTATAAGATTGGGTCAATCAACAAAAGAAGTTGATTTACTATTTGAGGCATTTAAAAAACTGAGAAGCCAAACAAAAGGAGTAGATGTTTTACAGTTTGGATCAACTGGTGGTGGTGGTGGAAAGCCACCACCAGCATCAACTGCATTTATTGATTTTCAGAAAAAACTTGCTAAGAATCTAGATGAAGCAACCAGAGCCTTTGAAAGGCAACAAAAAGAAATTGGCCAGGCTAACAATACATTTTTACAACTGAAGAAAACAGTCAATGCAATAGGTAAGACCGAAAGACCTTTTCAAGATGTTATTGATGATTTGGATGAAACAAAGAAGAGGTTCAAGGAACTTGGTCAAAGTACAATTCCGGTAATCGATCTAAAAATGCAAGTTATTGAGTTAAGAAGGGAAGTTGAAAAGTTGGCCACAACAAAAACGGCTATCAATATCACAACTGACATAATTGGAATTGCTGGTGGTGATATTCTTGGTGGTATTACTGGAATACTTCAGAAAACATTGAAAGGTCCAGCCTTGGAATTGCTGGGTCCTGTTTCAGGTGCGATTGGTGGTTTGGTTTCATTTGGCCAAGGTATGCAGCAAGCAGCCGATCAAGCGATAGCAAAGAGAGAAGAAAAGCTTGGAAGAAAGCTAACTGAAGAAGAAAGAACCAAGTTATCTGATGTAGCAATGAGAAGAAAGGCAGAACAAGACGTCAAGCAGTTTGCAATGGCCATTGAGGTTGGTTTGAGAATGCTACCACAAATACTTTTTGAAGTCTTGCCTCCTCTGTTTATTGATCTTGGTGCGACTATTGTAAAGGCGTTGCTTGAATTGCCATTCAGAATTGGAAAAGCAATTATTCAAGGTCTTTTTAATACTGGCGCAAAGATAGCCGAGGCACCATTAAATATTATGAAGGGTTTAGCTGACTTCTTTGGGTTGGATTCAAAAAGAAGCGGGGGGAGAATGATAAGTGCGAGAAGGGGTTTAAGATTCACAGGATCTTCTGATACCATGGCTCAACTTCATCGGAATGAATATGTTGTTCCTGAATCCGGAGCAAGACCACAAGCAGTCGAAAGAATCATGAATCAACAATCAGGATCTGGAATAAATATTACAATCAATGCTGATATTGTTGAAAGAGATGCAGTTGAAACTTTGGTTCGCAAAATAGAACAAAGGTTTCAGAACTTTGGAACCATGCAATCAACACTTTTCGCGGGTTAAAAAATGATTGAATTACCTGAACATTTAGATGAGTGCTTGGTTCAAGGACCAAGAGAAGAATTCGATAAGGCTATAATTGGCTATATTGAAGTCGGACCAATGACAAAGGTTTTATATGACTTTGAAAAGGTGATTGATATCCTTTGTCAAACCATGACTAGAGATGAAGCAATTGATTACTTTTGTTATAATATGCGAAATGGTGAAGTCGCATATTTTAATGAATTGGATGGGGTTTAATTATGGGTGCAAAGTTTTATTTTTATCCTATGCCTGTTGCTAATCATCTTGTCACTATTGATTTGGGTGAAGATTTGGCCGAGTACTATTCTGAAATGGAATACACAAAAGAATCAGCCCAATCAATGAACGGTAAGATTCATCAAACCACAACTTTGAATAGAGAAGTGATAACTATTGTTCGAGATCGAATGAGTGGTGGTGAAGATCTCGCTCATAAGCTATATGCTCTTCAGAATCATTTGGATCGTGGTTATAGTGTTTGCTTCGCAGCCGATCACACAAAAACATTTTGTCATCCTCTTTCAAAGAATCCGGTTGGTGGTGATAACAGTATCAAGGTTCATGGAAATCCTTTTATCGGAATGACTGGAAGCACTTCGCCAACTGCAAACGATTATTTTGTAATCGAAAGTCAACCGCCTGCAATGATTCAAGAGATTCATAAAGTTTCTTCCGTTCATGCAAGTTATACACCGGCAACCGGTGGCATAATCTATCCAGTGAACAACATAAACTTCACTTATCCATCAATTGCATTCATGCGTCACTATCGTTTTCACCCAGTTCTGAAAAGACATCCAGCCGATATCGGAAAATCGATTGTAACAAATGAACACGGTTTGCTCTGGTCATTGGAGTTGAGACTTACTCCAGATTATGAAAACTACTTTGGTTTTCATCCGAATCAAGAGAATGATGTTCCTTCTGGTTTGCTTCAAGATGGTGTAACACTTGGTCAAGAACAGATCTTTGAAAGGCCATCAGTTAACCTCGATAACCCTCCACAACTCAATGAAATTAATTCCAATCATGATTTCAATAACAATCTTCCATGGAACAATTGGCGAAACTGGGGACAATAGAAAATGGCTTGGGATTCTGATTTTGCAAAGGCACTTGGTGAAAGCACAGTCGAACCAAAGTTTGCTTTGAGATTCAACAACTTACCTGATTTTATTGGGGATTCTTTAACTTTGACCGGTGGATATAATCAACTTGGTTATCCTTCTATTGATAGCCGTGGACCTTCTTTCCGTGGGACTTCTGTAATTCCTCAAACTTGGAATGTTTCATTTGGTTCTTTTACTGTTCCTTTGGCTGGAGATATAAGACCGATCTTTCCAACTGTGAGGAAAGGATCAATCGCTGAGTTATTTGCTGAGGTCAATGGTATTGTTGAAAGAATAGCAGTTGGGCAACTGAGAAACATAAGAGGGTTTGGGGTAAAGTGGACTCTTGATTTTGTTGATCTTCTTTCTGCAATGACGGCAAGAGCTAGTGGTAAAATCGGATCTGATTTTGATGGTAACGATCCAGATGAGTTTTCATATTTTCCCCTTGTTGGAAAAGAACAAGAGGTTACATCAAATTGGAATAAAACAGGTTCAAATTTTCCAACTCAAATTAGCGTTGATGATGTAAGACCCTTTCAAGATGTAGGCGATTCAGATTATCGAGTTGCTAAAGTTGTAAGTGGTTCAACTACTTTCTATGTAAGATATACAAGCACAGTTGTAACAAGTGCTCCAGCTGGAAGATTGAATCTTGCCTTTACGCATACTGACACTTCAATTGTTTACCCTGGGACTGAAGCATGTGTAAACACAAGTTCAGGATCAAAGATCACTTCAGTTGGTTTACTGAATGGTGTTCCTTGGAGAATATTCGCTTACATTATGCTTTCCAGATCTGGAAGTGGTTCTCCAACGTTCAACAAATATGATCCGCTTCACAACTTTGGCGCAGCCTTCACGCAAAACATGTTTGATTATGGTGATGCAGACAATCAAAAATATATACAGTCATCTAATGAATCGGCTTCTCCTTATGATTGGTCTTATGTTTTCAATTCTCCATGGAACAATGGAATCAGAACCTTGATTGATACAAGTGCTCTTTGTGGTCAATGGCCAACTTGGAAACAGAATTCTGTAACTTGGAGAGGGTGCCAAGATCCAGATCAAGCACAAAACATTGAGGCCTACATAACAACAAAAGACATCATCCAAATTACCAATATCGATATCTTCGATCCAAACAACAAGAGCACCTTTTACCGTTCAAAGAATATCTATGGTTTAACATCTGCGAGCGCAACATTATCAAACTCCAAGAGTTCTACAACTGGTGAAGCGATAGCACTTCCAGCCGAGTCATTTAAAGAAAGAAATGTTCAGTTTGTATATGGTTATGATCCAAACACAGAACAAACAGATCGGCTTCGTTGTTCAATTGGTGATCTGAATCGTCTTTTTGTTTGGGATACAAATGTCTGGAGCAAAATATCCTTGCAAGTTAAAATGAAATATGCGAAACTTACAGCAGGTGATATCATCGAGATCCAGAGCGAATACCTGAGAACCTATGCAACATCAAATCCTTTTACAACTACATATCGGGCTATGGTGTTAAGTGTTGATTGGTCATTCCTCTCTTCAAGATGTAATCTACAAATCGCAATCATAATAAAGTAGCAAAATGAAAAGTAAAAAGTTGAAGTCAAGAGATCTTCTTACAAAATACAAATCGGTTATAAAGTTTTATTTTGATAATGGATATGGAAGAACAAGAGCTACAAGGCACTTCAACAAGACCCAAAAAGAAACTGTTACTCTTTGGGTAATGGAAACAGCACTGAGATCGATAAGAAAAGAGGTCAAGTTAAAAGAAGAATCAGAATACGAAGAAGAAGATCTTGAAATTCTTGATATACTAGAACACAAGAAGAAGATTCAGCTTCGAAAGTTTAAGAAGCAAAAAGACAAGACTATTGTCTTGCTTCCAACTGATCCTTTTGGTTTGTGGTGCATTGGTGATCCTCATCTTGACAATGATGGTTGTGCTATTCTTGAATTGATGGCACAGATGAAGTTGGTCCAGGAATCAAAAGCAACAATCTATTCTGGATGCGTTGGCGACTTAAATGATAACTGGATTGGTAGGCTTGGAATCTTGTATCAGAACACGAGCATCACGGCCGAGGATGGTTGGAAGTTGAGCAAGTGGTTTCTTTCACAATTGGAATGGTTATTTTTTGTTGGTGGCAATCATGATGCCTGGGCAAACAGAGCAGGCATCAATCCTCTACAATGGTTGTGTCAACAATGTAGCGTAAAAGTATATGGTGAAGATGAAGTCAGAGTTGAGATCCAGTGGATAGATGATCCAAGTCTTGAAGAAATAACCATCTGCGCACGACATGACCACAAAGGCAGATCTTGGTTTCATCCTACTCATGGACCAAACAAAGAATCAATGCTTGATGGAAAAGGTCATGTTTTTATATCTGGTCATATTCATTCTTGGGGATATCTCCAAACTGAACAACGACATGGAAGGGTAACCCATGCAATCAGAGTCAAGGGTTACAAACAGATTGATAGTTATGCAAAGAAGAATCAGTTCTATACACAACAACATGGATCAAGTTGTCTTATTGTAATCAATCCGAAAGACACAACCCCTTCAAGAATACAAGTCTTTTGGGATATTGAAGCGGGTGTTCAGTATTTGGAATACCTGAAAGTCAAGAACAAGAACATAACAAAGAAATAGATAAATTTTTATATTTAATTATTTATTTATTTTTTTTGTTATTTAGAGTAATATTCCTACACAGTTTAGTAAATACATGTTATAATAGTACATGTAAGAAGGAACTTACAAACAACAAAAAGGAAAAAACAATGGAAAGAAGAAAAACAAAAACAACTTATGAATTTCAAATAAATACCCATGATAAATATGGAGATATTTTAAACTGTGATGTCACTTCTGATTCAAAAGAAGCTTTAAATATTGCTGAGATGGAAAAAGAAAATATGGAAAATGGTCAATATCTTAGCGTTGAGATTGTAAAGTTTATCCAATATTTTGAAGGAGATTTTCTTTACAACCAAGAAAGAATAACAGAGCCGGCTTTACCAAAAAGGTTAAAAGCTAAAGCAAAAATGATAGAAGCTTTTAACGAAAAACAAAAAGCATAGAAAGAAAACAAACCAAACCAAAAGGCCCGAAAGGGTCTTTTTTACTTTGTAATCTTGTCAATGAGTTTGGTAAGGTCCAGACCTCCACAATCAATTTTTCCTTTGACCAGATTGTAATGATGAATAAAACCTTGATACTGAAGATTGACAGAAGCCGGATGAACTGTTCCAAATTCCAACCCATTCTTTTTTGTTGGTGTTTGGAATGGTATATCATAAGCGATATGTATTCCTTTCCATAACTGGAGAAGTGATTTTATTTGTGCCGGATGAAAATCAAGATGATCTTCAAGTGTTCTTCCATGGACTTTGGCACCCTTCACAATCTTCCTTGGATTGGTCTTGTCTTGATATTTGAGATAGTAAGGATTGCAGATCTCAACTCCAACAGAATAATTATTCCACGTTCGACCACCAGCATGAAAAGCAACATGATTAGCATTCATGGTTTGATATATTGCTCCATCTGCATCAATAAGAAATTGCGAACTGAGTTTTCTATTGTTCAGAATCTTGATTGTATCTAATGACTTTCTACAAACATCCCAATGATTAACAAACAACCTTACATCACGATCAGAGTAGTTTTCACGATAGCAACCTTTCTTGGATGCGTACCCTCCTTCATCATTCCACAAAACAACTTTGGCTTTGATCTTTATATGCTTCAATCCGCAGACAATATAATTTTGTTTATGAATCCTTTGTTCTCTAAGATGCTTAACGGTTTTGGGTCCACAGAAACCATCTGCTCTCAATCCGTTATCTTTTTGGAATTCTTCAATGTTCTTTACCAATTCAGAACCAAACTTTTCACACCCGAACCAACCCGGATTCCATCCGTGATCGTGCGCACTCTTTACATTGTAACTTGTCATGTTGTTGATCTCCTGCTATATTTGACAATGTAATGATAACAAAAAAAATACATACTTGGTGGGATCGTTTTATGTTGTGGTTGGAAGTGGTCAAAATTTTGATAAAACATGCAAAGAATATTAATAAAGAACTGAAACAAGAAAAGAGTAAATCAGATTCAGATAGTCCTGGGGTGCTCACAAGAGAAGAAATCTCTGAAGTGGTTCTTGATAATTTACTTGATGCAATTCCTGAAGTTGTAGATATTTTTCATAAAAGAAAGCGGTAAGGTAATGAGCACCCAAGAAGAAAATCCTTTTGGTTGGTTGAAACATGTTACTGGTCCAGCTGGTGCATTGGTGGTTATGGTGTTTGGGATATACTTCTTGGGTCAATTCATCGATCGAATGGCCAACCGTCACTTCGAAGCAATTGATTCAATGGTTGAAGACAACAAAGAAGCCAGGGATCAGCAAAACGAAAATATGATGAAACTTACCGAAAATGTAAATGAACTGAGTAAGCAAGTTGAAAAAATAAAAGAGTGTTGTAACGAAAAAAATTAATTTATTTTGTTCCATATTTGAAACTCAACCCGTGTGTAGGCTGGAGGTCAAAAATGAATGAATATAAACTAAAGGCATATACAAAATCGGGTGAATACATAGAACAATCTTTGGATGACTTTTATGAGATCGATCAGTTCTTGTTTGAGATCGGCGATCAACTTTCATGGTGTATTGTTGTTCGGTGGGATGGCATTACATACAAATACGTATAATTCCGAAATAGTCGTTGTTTTATACTTTACAATAGAGTAATATTCCATTATATTAGTACATATAAAAGGAAAACAACAATGGCAAAAAGAAGAACTGAAAAGCGTAAACCCGGTAGTTGGATTTATAAACCAACTCGCCAAGCAATCTATCTTCGTGACAACCACACCTGTTACTGGTGTGGAGCAACTGAAGAAGATGGTTCTCAACTTAGTCTTGATCATTTGGTTCCTTGGATCAATTATGGAAAAGATAACCATCGGAATCTCGTTACTTGTTGCAGAAAGTGCAACTGTAAAAGAGGCGACAAAAAACTAAAACAATGGTATCAGGTTCTTGAAGATGAGTTTGGAAAAGACCAAGAAGAGATCCAAGAAATCAAAAAGAAGATTAACAAGGTTCGCCGATCTTCAGATTCTTCCATTAAAAAATTAAGAGATGTTGTAAATGGCAAAAAGCCATATTGCAAACTTACACCCGGTCATTCATTGGCCAAATAACAAAGAGGGAAAATAATGGAAATTGAATATAAGATTAATTTTGATATTGTTGACGACAAAATATTCGTCAACTGTCCAAACTGCGAACATAGTTTTCAGTTGGGCCATCTTGAATGGTCGGCTATAATATGTCCATCATGCAAGTGTGTTCTTCGTCAAGAAGAAGATGAAGAAGATTCAGAAGAAGAGGAAACAGAAGTGTTCGATACAAAAGATGGCAAGGCCAAAATTCCATGTGTGATTATTGCTAAGAAAGAAGAAGATCTTCTTGAAGTTATGACGCCAACAGATGCACTTATATATTTGAGATCACAAGATTGTGATGAGAAGATTAATCTTGTAATGGAAGGTGAATTTACAATTGGAATGCAAAAACTTGTGGATATCTTAATTTGTCATCCTGAATTTTTCCCTTGTTTGGATGTGGCAATTGATTCAGATCCACGAGATCGAAAAATAAATAGATTGCTCATGAGAGCAAAAAAACAACCTGAGAACTAATCTCGGGTACATACCAAATAAATAAATAAAAAGGAAAAATAGAATGAAAATAAAACAAGAATATATTGTCAATTTAAAAGGCAAGAACTTCATCACTTTTGCCGGTCTTCTTTCAATGGCCCATGAAAACGGTTTGACTTCTTTAACATCAACACCAGTCTTTGAAGATCATGAAAAAGGAATTTATATCTTTCGAGCAGTTGCAATTGGTGTTCGTGGTGATCAGATAATCAAGTTTGAAGATGAAGGTGATGCCATGCCTTACAATGTTGGTAAGATGATAAAACCCCATATCAGAAGAATGGCTTCAACTCGTGCTATGGCTAGAACGCTCAGATTGTACAATGGAATTGGTATGTGTAGCTTAGAGGAAATTGTAAGATGAGTAAAGTAAAAATTCCAAACTTTCTGAATTATTACAGTTTCAAATGGTGCCTAGAGTATCTTTTGAATTGGTCAATCGAATCAATAGAAAAAGACCATAAACAGATTTCTGAATATTTTGAAACACTAGTTGGAGAAGAAGAAGGTACTGAAGAGGAAAATCAAAAACTTGCCAACCATATCTTTGAATTGCATTGGCGAATGGCTGGTGCACAATTCGCTTTGAAAGCAATCAGAGATAACCAAGTTCCACAAATAATAGAAAAGTTGGAAGTGGAAATTAAAAAAGTAGAAGAAAATGAAACAGCAATACCATTGGTTTGATAAACTTCTCTTCGTCTTGTTCTGGTTGTCTATCTTGGTATACATCATCTAAGATTGACCAAGAGAAAATAATAAAGGCTGCATGTAACATGCAGCCTTTTTGTTTTGTAATCAGGTTGTGATTATATCATGTATTTAACGATGATCTTGTCACCATTTGGAGCAGCCCCAAAAGTGATACGACAAACACCACCAGTTCCACCAGTACGAGCAACTGAATATTCTGCTTCATCAGAAGGAGATCCAACCTTTTGACATAACAAACCATTTCTGAAAACAAGAATTGCATCTTCGAATCCGGCTGCGACTGCATTGGAAAAGTCATAAGTTGTAGAACTTGTTCCAGTATATACTTCTTGAACCCATTGAAAACCACACTTTGCGAGAGTAACCGCGTCATCGGCTATTTTTACAGTCAAAACCGAATTTGCAGAAAGCTCAGTTGATCCAATTGCATCGTCTGCAATAGCTGCGGATGTTACAGAATTTGCCGCTAACTCTGTTGCTGTAATTGCAGCCGATCCAACCTTGAGACCAGATCCAGACTTGGCTAAAGTAGAACCATCAAGAGCAAGGTTAACATTCATCGAGGCACCAAGAGCCAAAGATCCTAAAGCAGCAATTCCATCACCAGCGTTTAAAGTAACCGCAGAAGATTGAAGTTTTGCATTAGTGACGGCTGAATCTTGAATGGTAGCAGTTGCAACGGCGTTAGAGTTCAAACTCAACGCACCAGAATCGGCAAGAGTTGCATCTCCAGAAACCTGAACAAAGGCTGGTCTATTTGATGAGTTACCAACCATTATTCGGGCTTGGTCCATGGCTTGAAGTTTTGCAAGAGTAACATTCGCATCAGTGATCTTGTTTGTGGTTACAGAGTTGGAAGCTAATTTTGCTGCTTGAAGAGAAGCATCAGCGACATCAATTCCAGATCCTGAAACAGCGATTGTATTTGAAGATCCTGCTTGAACTGCAAGAGTAGAAGATCCACCAAGAGCAGCCGATCCACCACCAGTCAAACCAGCACCAGCCGTTAAAGTGATTGCGCTATTCTGAAGTTTTGCATTGCTTAAAGTACCAGAAGAAACCATTGCATCAGTGATTCCAGCCGCCTTAATTTCAAGTTGACCGGATCCATTGAAGCCAACAGAGGAATTATCAATCTTAACTGAGAAGGTGTTCCCGGTTAAGTCCATACCTTTTGTTCCATCTGCTTGACGACCACCACCAGTAGCAGAGAACAAAATCCAATTTTGACCACCGAAGTTTGTAAGAGTAGCACTTTGTTGATAAGCATTTGATTCAAAGGTGTTTCCTTCTTTAATGAAAACGGCTGCACCATCTTGTAGCTCACCAAAAGCATCTGCATCGGCTGCACGTGTTAAAGCAGATCCAGATCCATTAAAAATGTAGATTCCGTCTTCAGATCCGGTAGATTGCTGATCAAGCAAAATGCGATCCTCATTTGCTGCACTAAGTGTTACACCGTCAATGGCTGCAGGTGCTGAACTGATATCAATGTTTCCTGTTGCTTTGACACGACAAGCAGCCTTCCAAGAAAGACCATTGATAGCTGAATCGAGTTGTGATTTTCTTACCAACTGATTCGGAGAACTGGCATCGCTAGATGTTGTCGGTATGGCCCCAAAAGAGAAAACTTGAGAAAGGTCCAACTTAGCTGGTTGAATGGTTGAGTTTGCGATCTTGGAATTGCTTACTGCAGAATCCTTGATCTGGTTACCTACGATTTGAATGGGCATTTGTTATCCTCATGAGTATGACCACAAGGATTCAAAAGTCCTTATAGCCTAAAATAAATTACATGTAATGTATCCGATGTTTCTGGAACAAAGGAAGTTCTGAAGCGGGTACTACTGAGGAGGGTGATCTCGTTTCCTACTCTTTGAAGTATCCCATTCCAATATACAAGCAATGTACCTTTTTGAAAAGGTTTTATTTGAAATTCGTTATTGGTTCCTGTGATTTGGGAACTTATATCTTCACTTACAAGTGATTCCGTTATTTGTCTTGTTTGTCTATATGATATGGGCATGGTTAGAACTCATTCGCTTCATAAGTAACAAAGATCTCTGAGACGTTACAAGATCCAGAATCAACCTTGACGAAGATGTAAAATGTTTCAGTTTCACAATACAACAAGGCATCAATATCTATTCCAACTGATCCTTCTGTTGTGGTAGTTAATCCATTGTCAATAGATCCAGATGTATTTTGAATTACTATTTTGTCTCCAGCTGCATCAGATGTCATTTTAAATTCAATAGTTGAAGCTGATGATATAGATTGTAGTAGGAATCTTAGCGTTCCAACCCTTCCAAGAAAGTATTTACTACTAGAGTGTGAAAGTGTAACTGAAGTCTTTTTGTTGACATCAAAATTGGTTCCAACTGAAGTTATCGAACCATCTGCAACTGAAAAATTATATCTACCCATCTTTTGATCCCGAAAAAGATGAAAAAAGGGTTGGAGCCAATGACAACCCCAACCCCCAAAAGGAAAAACGTGTCATAGAATAAACACCCTTGGATCGTATCATAAAAAACCTATCAGTGCAAATGTATCCAAATGTAACTGATCACAAGTTTTACATAATAATATCGTGGAATACTTGCAATATTACAATATACTTGTTAAGTTTTTACATGTAATGAAAACATGTTTTACTTACCGTAAAAACTTAACAAGTGACACAATGACAGGAACATACGTTTTAGAAAAATAAATATTAAAAATTATTATTAATTTATTTCTTTAAAGCAAATGTTCAAACAAAGAGGAAACAAATGGAAAATAAAGTCATGAGTAAAATAACAATCACCGAAAAGATAAAGTCTCTTCCAAGAGATGAGCGTTTATTCTGTGCCTTATTCAATAAATATCGTTGGTTAAGTGAACCCAATAAGCATCCTCTCACAACTTATCGAGGATTCGAAAATCCGAATATGCTGGATCTTGAGTTTGAACTGATCGAGATTGATAACTATTTGATGAACCATGCAAGGCAAAAAAACACCAGTCGAATATGGTATAAAGATTCTTGGGTTGAAGGAATCCAAAATTGGTTGAAGAAGACCAAGAGGGTCAAGGTCAATCCTGATCTCTTTGTGTCAATAGATGATATGGTCGAGAAAGACGAAGAGGAAAAAGAAGAACTTGAAGGTTTAGAGAAAGGTTTTCAAGAAGCAATTAATTGCTCTTGGGAAGACTTCTATTGTAGCGATTGGGATGATGTTCTTGCTTACATAGTTGGAGATCTGAATCAAGCAGAACTTATAAGTGTTTGGTGGGGTCCAGGCTCTGATTATATCCGAAGCCGAGTAATGAAAAGCAAAGATAAAATCAAACACCATAATGAATTCTGTGGTTGGATCTACTCCCTAAAGAATGTTCCTGATATCGTTGGAACTTATATCGTGGGGATTTGGGCTGGAGAATATGATGTTGAAATCCTTGGTGAGGACTATCCACCAAAAAAAGAACTGGTTCAAGTTGAATCAAAAGAACAAGAACCACAAGAAGAAAAGGTTTGGGGTACCATTCCAGAAGATATGATTCCAGATCCTGAGAAAGACGCAGTTGTTTCTTTTACCGAACTAAAGGAACAGTTGATCAACAGAATGCAAATGAAGAGAGGAGAATAGAATGTTAATTCCATGCCGTCATTGTGGCAAGTTGGGAAACAAACCAACTGCCACAAACATAAAAAATATGGTTTGCGATCATTGTGGTGCGCAAACCATGAAAACCGAACCAAACAAGATAATTACGTCTTGTGAAGAGTGCGGGCTTGCTCAGCAAATACCAATTGATCAATATGATTACTGGAGATGTAAAAGTTGTGGTGCTAAGCAGAATCATCCAATCAAACGCCCGATCAATGGTGCTGGTTATGGGTTTAGTGTCGAAGTCTCGAAGACTACGATTAATTTACCTAATGATCTTATGAAAGCACTTGATGATCATCTTGTTCAGATCAATCATTGGGAGGGTCTAAAAAAAAATCGACCGGCAAAAGTAAAGAGAGGTCAATTTATCAGAATGCTCTTGAAACAACACTTCGGATTCAAACAATAAATTGAGAGGGTGTGGTTGAAGGTGAGATCGTTGGGCCTACTCCAACCACAATGGCCCATCACACCATAACACAAAAATAAAAAAAAGTCGGGTTTGCTTATCAATCACTTTCAAAAACTTGGCCCGTTGTTCCCCAAAAAAATTAAAACCCGACTCCCGGTTGATCCGGAATTAGAAACATAACTGATAAAAAAGAAAATGAAAACACAAAAAGATCAATTTGAAAAATATAGAAGAATGGCACGACATCTATTTCATCAAAGTTTTGGAAAAAAATCTTATGTTGTTGTTTGTTCAGAGCCTTTATATTTTGGCAAAAGAAACAAGAAGTTCAGAGTGTTTGAGAAAAGCACATACACCAGTCATTCAAAAATAAAACGAAAATACCCCTATGAGGTCTTTAGATATGAGTAAAAAGAAACAACCCGCTGCGATCTATATGAACATTGACGATCTATATCCAGCACCTGACAACCCAAGAGTCAATGACCATGTTGTTGATAAAGTGGTGCGATCAATTCAACTTCATGGATTCGCCGCGCCAATCGTTGCAAACCTTCAAGGAGAAATCTTGGCCGGTCATACAAGATGGAAAGCCGGCAAGAAGATCGGTATGGAAAAAGTTCCAGTTCGTCAAATGGATTTAACAGGTGATCAAGCAAGATTGTATCGAATAGCCGACAACAAACTTTCTGAGTTTGCTGATTGGGATGAGGGTATGTTGAAAGAACAATTGGCGAACCTTGAAAAGGCTTTTCCGGTTGATATTGCTGATCTCTTTACTGATGATGAGTTGGAAGAAATCTTAACATCAGCAGATCAATTATGGAGTGATGCTCTTGACGCACTTCCTGAAGGGGAAAAATCCCCTTACCAGCAAATGACATTCTCATTACATGATATGCAGGCAGAAGTTATTCAGGAGTCAATTAAATTAAGTAATAAAATTCATTCGTATGCAGACTTTGAAAACACAAATAAAAACGCAAACGCTTTAACTCGAATTTGTGAAGTCTTCTTATCTTTGGAGCGTAAAAATGGGTGAGGCAAAAAAAATTATTGTTAAACCAATTTCTTCAAAAAGAGCAAGAGATATTGTGAAAAAGTTTCATTATAGTGGAAAAGTGTGTAACAATAGCAACTTCCATCTTGGTGTTTTTTATAAGGGAGTTCTTGAAGGTGCAATTCAATTTGGTCCGCCAATTGATAAGAGAAAGTTAATTCATCTTGTGCCCGGAACAAAATGGTCTCAAATGTTAGAGTTAAATAGAATGGCTTTTAGTGATGTTCTTCCCCGTAACTCTGAGTCAAGAGCTATGGGTTATGTTTTTAAAATGTTAAAAAAACACAGGCCAGATATAAAGTGGGTTGTTTCGTTTTCAGACGCTACTCAATGTGGGGATGGTGTAATTTATCGTGCATCTGGATTTATTTTAAGTGCAATAAAAAGAAGTGATAATTTAGCCAAGCTACCCAATGGGGATGTTATACATAAAATGACGTTGCATTCAAATCCATTGAAAAAACGAGCAGAGTTAGGTAACAAATCTTTTTATGATGTGACAGGGGGGAAGTACAATTGGAAGTTATATTGTAAAATTGCAAATGCTGTTATTTTGCCGGGTTACCAATTGCGATATATTAAATTTATTGATGCTTCTTGGGAAAAAAAATTGACAGTAACACCAATTCCTTTTAATGAAATACCTACACATGTAAAAATGTATAAAGGAAAAAAAATAATGCGGTTGCCTGATAAGGAGGCCTCTGGGGACCACCCAGAGAAAGGCGGTGCGAACCCGACCCAGCCGCTCCAATTTTTACAGGTGTCTAATGAAAAGAAAAAATAAAAGTAATCCAAAGAAATCGTATCTTGAAAGCCGGCCGGAATCAGTAAAAAGATCCATATCGGCCATCAAGCAAGGAGCAACCATTGAATCCGCCGCGATCTACATGAGCATTGACGATCTATATCCAGCACCTGACAACCCAAGAGTTAACGATCATGTTGTTGATAAAGTAGTTCGGTCAATTCAGCTTCATGGGTTTGCATCACCAATTGTTGCAAACCTTCAAGGTGAAATCTTAGCCGGTCATACCAGGTGGAAAGCAGCCAAGAAGATCAACATGGAAAAAGTTCCAGTTCGCCAAATGGATCTAACAGGCGACCAGGCGAAGTTGTACAGAATAGCCGACAATAAGCTTTCTGAGTTTGCTGATTGGGATGAAGATATGCTCAAAGAACAACTTGCAGATCTTGAGAAGGCTTTTCCTGTTGACGTTGCTGATCTCTTTACTGATGATGAGTTGGAGGAGTTGTTGAGTGACAAAGAGGATTTTCAACTTGAAGAAGAGCCCGATTATTCAAACGAGAATGAACACGATCATTTTGATCAACCAACTGAATCAAGATTCAAGACTGGTCATGTTGAGGAAGTAGGAAGACAAAAAATAATTTGTGGTGATTGTATCGAAGTTCTTAAGTCAATGCCCGATAACTCAGTTGATGCAATCGTTTGTGATCCTCCTTATCAGATTGTGTTCATGGGTAAAGACTGGGATCAAGAGTTTGATACTGAAGAATGGGCCCGTCAATGTTTGCGAGTACTCAAGCCCGGTGGACACTTGATCGCCTTTGCAGCCACAAGAACAATTCACAAGATTATGTATTCACTCGAGAATCAAGGATTTGAAATTCGGGATCTGATAAGTTGGATTTATTTTTCTGGCTTTCCAAAAAGTCATAATGTATCAAAAGCAATTGATAAACACTTTGGAGCAGAAAGAGAAGTTGTTGGAATAAAAGAAAGGAATAATAGTCAAGTATTTACAGAAATAGGTCAATTGAAAGCTGAAAAATTTATATACTCAAAACCAGCCACAAAAGAAGCGATCAAATACGATGGTTGGGGTTCAGCACTGAAACCAGCCCAAGAGCCAGCCGTTCTTTGTAGAAAGCCACTTGAAAAAGGTTTGTCTATTGCGGAGAATGTTCTGAAGTGGGGGACTGGTGGATTGAATATTGATGCTTGTAGGTTTGGTTATGGTGATCCTTGTTGGGTTGGTGATACAAGTGAGCGCAAACCAATAGAAGCGAAAATAAATCCAAATGCAAAACATAAGAATATTGATGGTAGAATGCAAAAAAACACCAGTGATCTAATTATTGATAATTGGTCACCAAAAGGAAGATGGCCCGCAAATATATATCAGTGTCCAAAAGCATCAAGAGGTGAAAGAGAAGAAGGGTTGGAAGATCATAAAAGCAGGTGGAATTCTGCTGTTGAACATGCCGGAGTTGGCACAAAGGCTCTTAATAATCCAAGAGCCGGTGCTGGGAGAACAGCAAATGAAGTTAAGAACTTTCATCCTACTGTTAAGCCGGTGAAATTAATGAGTTGGTTGGTTCGGTTGGTAACTCCGATCGATGGAATAGTAGTTGATACCTTTTGCGGATCTGGAACAACTCTTGTAGCTACTGAACTCGAAGGAAAATATCAAGGAGTAGGGATTGAGATGAATCCGGAATACTGTGATATTATTTTTGGGAGGGTGAAACATGCCAGCAAAAAAGAAAAGTAATCCAAAGAAGTCATACCTTGAATCAAGACCGGAATCAGTGAAAAGATTTATATCGGCTATCAAGCAAGGTGCAACCATTGAATCCGCTGCAGGATTCGCTGGTCTTTCTGTTTCAGTAATTTACCACTATCTCTCAAAAGGTAGGCAAGAGGAAAAAGGGATATACAAAACATTCTTCGATGAGTACAAAAAGGCCAAGGGTTCTTTGATGTTGAAACATCTGATGATCATACATAAAGCAGCCGAGAATGATTGGCGGGCATCAAAATATATTCTCGAATCACAGTTCGGAATGGTGCCACAATACAAACCAGAGATCGAGATCAATATCAATTTTGAACAAGCAGACACAAAAGACTTGATAGAACAACTGAAGAAAACAGATGATCTCTTGAACCTTAAAGGTCCGATCATCGACATCGAAGAAGAATAAAATATAAATAAATAAATATTGAAATTTATCTATCTAAAACAAATGTTCCTGAGAATGTCATTATGACAAAAAAGCAGACCGATCTTCGTGACCAGGTCAAGTTGAGAAACCAACTTCTTGAAATACAGAAGAACACACCATTGGCTCTTGCGAAGTTGTGGACCCCTCATTGTCATCGGTTTGATGGTTTGGCCTCGAAGTCAAAGAGAAAGATAGGTTGTGGCAAACCTATGGAAAGAGTTAAGGGAAATATCTGGGAGTGTTCCACATGCAACATTCAAGAACAAAGAACAAGCCAACAAGATCCCTTCTTTGATCTTGGCCAAGAAGCTACAAGTGTGTTTGGTGGAAACAGAGCAGGAAAATCTGAGATCGGTGCAATGTTTTCAGTTGCCACTTGTGCGGGCTCGGATGAATGGTGGGTCCGTCAATGGTTGGAGAACAATAATTTGCCAATCGATATTGTTCCAAAGAAACCAAGTGATGTTATGGTGAGTGCATTATCATATTCTGATGCGCTTGCTTACGTAAGACCAAAGATCACAAAATATCTTCCAGCTGGTTGTAAGTTCAAAAACTGGAATAGTCACAATCGGGCCAAAGTTATTTTGCCAAACGGCGGATCGATCATCTCAATGAGTGCTGATTCCGGTCGTAAGAAATATCAAGGAATTGGAAATATCAAACTGGCTTGGTTGGATGAAGAACACCCACAAGACATATTCGAGGAGTGTTTGCTTCGTGTGGTTGATGCACGTGGTCAGGTACTATTGACAATGACGCCTCTTTTGGGAATCACTTGGCCAAATGAATTGTTTGTGAACACTGAGAAAACCGAATCATTCAAGTATCACTTTCTTTCTGGTCTTGATAATCCATGGGTAAGTTCTGTCAAGATGAGGAAAGCAACCGATCACCTTTCTGAAGCATCTCAACAATCAAGATTATATGGTAGGTTCACAAACCAAACAGGATTGATCTATCCTGAACTTGATAAGAAGATTCATATTATCAAACCTTTTGAGATCCCTAAAGAATGGCCCCGGTATCTTTCTATTGATTTTGGAGTTGTTAATCCTTTTGCCTGTTTGGTAATTGTTCACGATTCAAAAGACAATACAATCTATGTTGTTGATGAGTACTTCAAAAAGAACCAAACCACGATCTACAATGGAAACGAGATCAACAGAAGATTCAAGGATAAGTATGGACCTTTTGAATATGTCGTTTGTGATCCTGAGGATAAAAATGGAAGAATGCTTCTTACTCGACATTGTGGATTGTACAATAAACCTGCGCCAAAAAGTATGGGGGTTGTGAATACGATAAATCTTTTGAAAGAACGGTTGAAGCTACAAGCAGATAACAAACCAAGGCTTTTAATTTTTGATCATTGCAAAGAGTTGATCCGTGAATTCAGATTGTACTCTTGGAAAAAGAACAACCAGAAAGACCAGCCCAAAAAAGAGAATGATCATGGTCTTGATGCGCTTAGGTATTTGGTTGCTTTTCTTTATAAAATGAGCTTACATATTTAACAATAAAAGAGTAATATTCTATTGCGGGGCGTGAAAATACTGATTATAATAGTACATGTAAGAAGGAACTTACAAACAACAAAGGAAAACAAATGAGTAATTACAGAATAGAAAAATGGTGTGAAAAGGTTCAGATTATACTTCGTGAAAACAATAAATCTTTTGAAAAAACATATCTTGTATACCATAAACCCACTGATACTGTTGGTGTAGTTATTGATGAAGGCGAAAATTTTTACAGCGTTCTCTGGCTTGATGAAGATGAAATTGAACCAGATATGATCGGAAAGAGCTTAGTGAGTTTAGTATAAACTTTAACCAACCCGGACCTCTTCGGGGGTCCACAACAAAAAGGAAAAAATCAATGACATTTGTAGAAGAAAAATATGAAGCGGGTGAGATCATCTATCCAGTGGATTTTGAAGAAGTATTAGAAGAGCTACATGTAGAAGATATTGATCTGGATGAATACTTTGAAGCAACCATTGATCTTTTAGATCTTGAAACTGGATTTCAGGTAACCGTTCTGTTGTCTTGGTGGCTTGATCATAACCTCGATCACAACTTCATCATTATTAACGACTAACAACAACCCGGACCTCTTCGGAGGTCCACAACAAAAAGGAAACAACAACATGGAACAGATCAAAGACACAATATCAGCAATCAGCTTTTTTATATTTCTCTACATTCTTTTTGGGGTTTAATAATGATCAGAATCACATACAAAGATGGGTCATACCTTGATATGGATATGACAATTTCATCAGCTACAAAATTCTTGATGTCGATAATCATTTGCGACAAAGACAAAATAGAGAAGATTATTACAGTATGAGCACAAAACAACAGATAAGGAAAAGCCAAGACTTTGACTTCTACAAAAAGAAGTCAAAGTTTGTTGGTGGTATCCTGAGAAACAGAATTCCTAAAGATTGTGAAGTTATACTTATTCGGTCTGAAAAGACCGGTAAATATCTTCAGTTTGAAAAGATGGAGATTGTTGATAAAGATTCCATTTGGTACAAGAGTGCATCGCTCGCCTTGGTTCTTGAAATCAAAAGAGACAACATGATATAGACTTCAACCAACCACAAACCAATAGACTCGAAAGGGTCTTTTTTTATTTTCTTTTTCCAGTGATTTATTTATTTCAAACGTATCTTTATTTTTTCCCTCAATCCTTTGACAATCTTCTTAATGAAAAATGGTATATAAGAATGAGATCAAGGATTGAAAAATGGATAGTGAATTATTAAAATATGCTCTTGATTTTGGTACAATGGGCATCATGGCCTACATCTTCTTTTGGTTGTACTTGAGGCAACAAAAAAAGATCGATGAGATGCTTGTTAACCAAAAAGAAGAAGAAGATCGAATTCGAAATCGCTGGTCTGCGGTTATAGAAAAATACGACAAAGAGAAAGACGAGTTGATTAAGGAACGTTTGGAATCACTGGTCAAATTAAAGAATGAAGTATATAATCTGAAAGAGATTAACGAGAAGCAAGACAAGCAACTCTTTCAAGCAATTGAAGAGCTTAAACTTCTCAAAACAGAAATACAAATACTGAACAGGGAAAAGTAATATGTCTATCTGGAAAACCTTTACCAGTTTCTTCACAAGATCAGCCAAGATTGAGATGAAACCAGAGAAAGAAAATCTTGGAGCATCATGGGGTTCTTCTCCAAATGGAGTGCAAGCACCTTTTCCACCAAAAGAATCTTTGAACGCATATTCAGAACATGCTTATCTTTATGCAGCCGTGACAAGAGTATCTGAAGATCTTGCAGCGTTGCCTTTGGTTCTTACAAAAGGAAAAGGGAAGAACAAGCAGATTATTACCGATCATCCTGTTCTTGACCTACTGAAACAACCCTCTTCAAATGTTGATGGTTATCTCTTTCGTCAACAGGTGGTCATGGATCTAATTTTGAATGGGACTTTCTGGATTCTGAAATTGGGAAAATCTGAAATACCAACTTCATTGATTAGACTTCATCCAGAAGAAACCAAGTTCAAGACAGACGATAAAAAAGGATTGGTTGGGGTAATAAATAATAGTTATGGTCAATCAGTTGAGTATCCGATCGATCGTGTTCTTCTTGGTCGTGGTCCTACTTATTCAAAAGGTCCACAATCAAATTATGGAACACCAGTTGTTCAGCCTTTGTATCAGGAACTTCTTGCAGACGTAAACGCTATGATGCTTGCCAGTACTTCAAGCAAGTCCGGTAGACCAGATGTTGTAATTTCTCCAAAGTCAGAAGATGACATTTGGCCAAAACAAACAAGAGACGAAATAATCAATAGCTATCAATCAATGGCAAAGGCTGGTGGTGTGATTGCTTTGAGTGGCCAAGCAAATATCGATATGTTGAATTTAAAACCAAAAGACATGGAGTACAAAGAAAGTCGTGTGTTTGCTCGTCAATCTATATCCGCAGCAATTGGAATTTCGCCTTCCGTTCTTGGTTTGCCTTCTGCAAATTATGCAACTGCTCTGGAGCAAAGGAAAACATACTGGACCAATCAAATGATGAAGGCCCGAAAGATTGATGTTGTGTTTACACAGTTGGCGAAGTTGTGGGATCCGTCTTTTGAAATCTATCATTCATTTGCAGACATTGAAGCACTACAAAATAGGGATCAAGCACTTCAAAGAATTAAGCTACATATTGAAAATGGCATGAGTGTTTCAGATGCTTATAGTTATGAAGGTTTGGAAGATGCACCTTTTGGTCAAATGGAAGAGCCCGAACCAAAACCAATTGATGAGGAAAGTAAGAATATTCTCTTGCAATTAATTACGAAAAATAGCGAGGAACGTGATCTGAAGTGGAGATCATGGATTGAAGAAAGACAAGGACCAGCAGAAAAGCAGTTTTTGGATGCTTCTAATTTATACCTTTCCAAAAGTAAAAAGTTAGTTCTGAAAAAATTTAATCAACTGAAAACAAAATCACTGATAACGATCCACGGTGATCCTCTTCAGTATTTCGAACGTGACATATCGCTTACAACAGACATGATCACACCAGAGGAAAAAAGAGAAATCCTTCAAGATACAATGGGTCGAGTGTTTGAACAGCAATTCAACCAAACCAATGAAAAGGAACTTGTAAGCATCTACCAGAAAGCAAGAAGGGATCTTGATATTGCTCCAACCACAAACCCGAAAGTAATTGGTAACTTTCTTGAAACCATGAATAACAACTTGATGAGAACAACGATCAAAGAAGTGAACAAGGTGATCAACAAAGGAATTGGTGAAGGTCTTTCAGTCAGTGAAATCAGATCCAATATTAACAACTCCAAAGTGTTTGATGTTGGAAGAGCAAAAAGAATAGCGAGAACTGAAGCAACAAAATGTATCAATGCAGCGCAACTGAATGCAATGAACCAAGCAGAGAATGATGGAATACCAATACAGAAAGAATGGATCAGTGAAAGAGATGATTCTGTTCGTGAAGCCCATGCAGAACTTGATGGTCAAGTTGTGAACGTCAATCAAAACTTTATTGTTCCAGCTGGAGAATATGCAGGTGAACAAACCATGACCCCTTGTCAATTTGGTATTGAGTCTCTAGATGTCAATTGCCGTTGTGTCGTTGTTTCAGATGTTCAGATTCAAGAATAATATTTTGATATTATATTTTATTTGATATTTATTTATTTATTTGGTATTAAGTAGTAGGGGATAAACATGCAATTCAAGCAGATCCAGATCAAAAAGTACTCCAAGCAACAAGATGATAAAGTTACTTTTATCGCTTCAACTGATGATGTTGATCGGTATTCAGATATCATAGATCAAGATTCTTGGTTGTTGGAGAACTATAAGAACAACCCGGTTATTCTTTTCAATCACAACTCTCAATCTTTACCAATTGGAAGGGGTCATCCAAGAATAGAGAATGGTAAATTGATGATTGATGTTGAGTTTGATATGGAAGATGAACTTGGCGCAAAGATTGCAAACAAAGTCAAGAATGGATTTATGAATGCTGTTTCAGTTGGCTTCAATCCAAAGAAGGCAATTGAGAGAAGCGATCTTCCAACTGAACACAAATATTATGGTGAACGAGGAATGTTCTTTCAAGAATCCGAATTGTTAGAAGTCTCAGTTGTAACCATACCAGCAAATGCCTCAGCGATTGCAGCCAAGAATTTAAACCTTGAATTACTCATTGCAAAGTTGTTTGATATGACAAAGAAAGAATATATGGAAGATGAAAAAGAAGAACCAAAGGAAAAGGCGGTTCTTGAATTAGATGAAGATCAGATCTTACTCGTCAAAGATATAATTGCTGGTTTGCGCTCTGCGGTTGAGATGCACCAGAAACAAGCCGATCTACTTCAAGACATGATCGATATGAAACAACCAGAAGAAGAATCTGATTATGATGAAGATGAAGATACTGAAGAAGAAAAGTATCATGATGAAGAAGACGAAAAAGAAGACAAGTATCTTATCAAGAAAACCGACTTCCCAAAGAAGGGCGATGATGAAAAGATAAGCATGCGAAATTCAAACCACAAAAGCTTTCCTTTAGATTATGCAAAAAGAATCAGAGAAGACTATCCTGAGATTTGGCGCAAAGGTGGAAACATTAAAGGGAATGCACAGTTTGCGATCTTGTCAAAGATTCAAGATGAGAACAATGGTGTTCCAAAGACCAAGAGCCAAGAAGATGCAATCAAGTTGCGTGAAGCATGGGCGGCAAGGCACAAAGAAGATTTTCTTTTGGCTGGTGTAGTGGCACAAATGAAATGGTTAGTTATTGGTTCTCGTGGGTTGTCTCATATGAAAGAAGTGATCAACGAAGAGATCAAAAAGCAGAATGATAAAAGTTTAAACCAAGCCTTATTGGCTGAACTACTCAACAATGGAGAATAAAATCATGTCAAATGATAAATTGGCCAATGAAGCCCGACAAATAATTGACGGTATCCGCCGACACCAGGTAAGCAGCGAGAACAAACTTTCTAATGTAGAAAAGCAAGTTGCAGATCTTAAAACAGCCGTTCAGAAAATGACTGAAGCCCAAGAAAAGCCAGTTGTTATTGAAGGTCAAGATGATGACTTAAAAAAGTTTATCCGTAAAGATGGAACACTTCGATTAATGACTGAAAAGTCTAGCGTTAATGTTGCTGGTTACGGAATGGTTAATATCACTGAAAAAGGTATTTTGGATACTGATAAAAACTTCAGTAACTGGCATAAAGAGTTTAAAGATCTATGTGCTACAAAAGCATTCTTGAAAACCTTGGTAACTGATACGCCAAAGACTGATGCAAAGATTATCCGTCATTTAGAAGGTGCTCCAAGATTTATGCAACCAGTTATTCAAAAAAGCCTTTATGATAGTGCTGGAGTTGGTGCTGAGTTTGTTCCAGATGAATTCCGTGATGCCTTATATAGTCAATTCGTTACTCCTTCTCGATTGGCTGATATGTTTGAAAAGGTTCCTGTGGAAAGAAACACTGTATTGATTCCAAGATTGAATTATGGTGGTCGACCTTTTAAACGTGGATCAGTTACTTCTGATACTCCACATGCTGATGCTTTCCGGGCTTCAACTCCACAAACAGCCCAAGCAAGTATTTCAATATCTGGTTTTGCAACTCGTTACCGTGTTGATATGGACCTAGTGGAAGACTCAGCCTTGCCTCTTATCAGTACTTTATCCCAACAAATCTATAACGATCTTGTTGATGCTGAGGAAGATTGCATAATCAATGGTGATACTCGAAACTTTGCCGCTTCTCAAGACCCCGGAAGAAACAACTGGGACCCACGTGGTCGTTGGGCTGGTGGAACCTTCCTTGATGGTTCAGATCATCGACAAGTTTTTGATGGTTTAAGACGTTATTCAACATTAAAAACAACAAAATACGATATTAACGGTGCTCTAACCGCAGCCAAGATTCTTGAACAGATGGCTACTCTTGGTGAGATGGCTGCTCAAGATCTTGTATTAATTACTTCTCCGGAAATGTTTGTTGATCAAATTTTACCATTAGATCAAGTGTTGACTTTAGATAAGTATGGTCCAGCCGCTACAATATTGAACGGTTCTTTGGCTTCTATCTTTGGAATGCCCATTGTTCTTAGTCGTTATGTTGATATTAAATATAATGCTGGTGGTGGTTATGACCATGTAACAACAGATCGATCTGGAATCTTAATTGCAAATATGTCTTCTTACAAGTTGTACGAGAAACAAGGAATTGCAATTGAAACAGCACGAGAGCCAGCATCCGGAGCGATGGAAATTGTTTCTACTCTTCGTCGGGTCTTGAATTCTCCAGATCAATCAACAGCCAAGAATGTTTCTTGGGGTTATAACACTGTAACATTCTAAAATTATGGCTTTAGTTAGTGCATCAACATTAAGAGAATACTTACCTGAGATCGCTGGTAACACAGCGATCGATGGTGAGCTTAATTCCTTGATATCAAGAGTGGAGAAAGGGATCGCAAACTTCTTAGGTTTTCCCTACAATGAATCCTTGCTTTCGCCTACACTTGAATCAACGACA